GACAACTGTTTGCCAGTTGAGCCAGCCTCACTGTTGTCAGTAACCTTGACCAGTGATTTATAAGTGTCTTTTATTTTTTTACCAGTGAGTGTAGTTCCCATCAAATACTTTTTACAAATTTACAATTTTTTAGCCATCCCAAGTTTCGTTGTCTGAGCTCCAGTTTTTGTTATTATTTTGCCAAATCAAATTCTTGATTTTTTTCAGAATAATTTTTCTAAACCTACCAGCTTTTTGTTTGACTGTTCTTGATACTCCTATCATTGTGGGACATGGCGTAAATAACAAATAATGTGACCCTTTGTGAGTGTTATGTCAGTGAAATTTCCATAGATAATTTGTCCATCAAGTAAGTCATAATCAGTGAGAGTAGTGTCTCCAGCTGGAGTGTCATTTGTTGCGTCAAATGTTGCTGATGTAATACACTCAATCATACAAAAATATTCACCGCTTACAGTAGTCAAATTAGCGTCTCCTTTAATAAGTGTTCTCATTCCGAAATCACCAAAGCTCATTCTATGAAAGTTGTTTGCTGAATAAAGGTCTTTTGTTGCCATTTACTTTGTTTTTTCTTTTATTTTCTCATAGGTTCTTAAACCTCCTAATCCAAGCATTCCCATGAGTACTGTCATAAGATGCTCCATTGCTAATGCTGGCGGAATAGATTCAGGCTGAAAAGCCCAAATAAATAAATCCCTTACTACAAAATTATACATCAATGCAGTTGCACAAGTCCAACCTACAGCTGGTCTCCAACCAGCTACAAACACTGTTCTATGTTGCGCCTCTAATTCATTAATTTTAGTTTGCAACTCAATCATCTGATTAGGGTCAAGCTCCTTTCCTTTTATTGCCTCTCTTATATCCCAAGCGAGATTTCCAGCAACTGATTTTCTGCTGTCTCCTCCTTTCAATAAACCTAGTAATAATTTAAGCATAAGGTGTTGGCTGATGTATTAGAATTAGCGATATAAGAAAATGCAGTCAGGGTCTTTGGCTGGGTCGTTATCAACATGAATGAATCCTCTCCCAGCATTAATTCCGATTCTATTAAATCCAGCTTCAATAAGCGCCTTGACAATAATGAATCGAGAACGTGATTCAATACAGGCGATGTCCGCTGCTTTTCCCACGAGATGGCTGCTGTTGATTTTTCCTCCGACTCTTTCATTTCTCTCTTTTGACCTCCACCCACTAGTAATGCGAAAAGGAACGCCAGCAATAGAACGAGCCAAATCAAGTTTGGCGAGAAATATTGGACACATATTTTTCTCACCTGAGTTTGGGAAATCAGGGTCATCAAATTCCGAAAGTTTAAAGTTTTCAAGTTTTACCATTTTAAATTGATTTAGATTTTTTCGACTCTATTTGATACCTCAATGATTGCTCTGAAATATGATTTATCAGGATAATCCTCCTCAACATATTGAATATTTTCAATCACTGTAGTGTAAACATTAAAATTATCAGAACTCAAATCAGGATAGCCTGAACTCCTAGTTCTTACCAAATTAATAACCTCATCAACAAGCTGATTTGCTTGGAGCTCTCCTCCATCATCACCATTGAATGCAGTGACTACTTCTATTCTAGTTTCACAGTTGTTGTTGAATGAGTCCCTATTTTGGTCAATCTCAGTTGTCCCTACAGAATAGATTCTAATGTAAGGCTCAGAGGCATCCGATGGAACTCGATTATATGCTGGAACTGTCGAGCCATTACTGGTGATTGTATTATTCAATCTTGTAAAATATACCTTTCTTAAATGGTGCAAAGCCTCATTCATCTTGTTAAATCATTTAATTTTTTATCTAATCTATTGAGTAGCTTTTTAAGCTCTATTCTTACACTAGGAAAAAAGAATGGTCTCGCTGGTAGGTTGACCTCTTTGATTCCTTTCCCTTTGAATTGTGCTGCATAAGCATCAGGAATCCCCAGTTGTTTCATATCATCCAAATCAACTTTCTTTCCAGTACCAAATTCAACATAAGGCGCATAGTGGACTTTTGCAAATACACTCGCCTTGTTTCCAGCTTTACCAAAACCAATCGATTGTCTGAGTCCGCCTTGGTCAAGAGGAGCTGATTTCTTTGCTCTTGTAGATGAGAATGCAGCAGTGGCAGCTATCTCATTGCTAAATTCCTGTTGAGATAATTTCTTGAGCGCTTCTAGTTTTTTATTGAGCGCCTTTAAGTCACTGTTGTTTATTTTAATCTCAGCCAATTCTTGTTGCTCTTATGGTTGTGTAATATTTATGTTCACTGTCAAAGCGCTCATTGATTCTGTATTCAGTTGCGTCTCCTTCTATTTGTAAGATGTCATTGTCTAAAATGTCGTCAGCTGTCTTTTTACGAATGATTAACTCTATGTCGGTATAAAGTTTCCTTTGTGCCTCTTGAGTCTTTATATCACCCTTTAAATCGCTTTTATGAGCCCATATAGTCATCTCAGTTGCTTTGGTTGAGGTGAAACCACCATAGCCATCAGCAGACTTTGTGAGACGCTTTACAATGACTCTTGTATCTAGTTTCCCTGAATCCATTAGATAAAGACATTTTTATCCCCAGCCAAAAGCATTCTTACATCAGTCGGAACTTTAGCAACAATGGTTCCTGTAATAAACTCAGAGCGATTGTCATAATAAGTTGAAACCAGCTGCAAAATAGCTTGTTCAAATTGTGCGCCTGTTAGTCCTGATGTTACATAAGTGATTTTGACTTCTTTCGCTGGGAGCTCATTAAGCTCAATGATTTCATTGTCCAGTCCTTTAGATTCATAAGTTGCAGTTGAGCCATCTACAGTCACTGAGCTAATTGATGCAACTGGAGCAAAAGGCAAGTTGATTCTGTCGTTTAAATAAGGAACATAGACAGTGCGATTCTTTGCAACTACATCTTTGCCTAGATAGTTCTCAATGCATATCCTAGCAGTGCTAATCATATTACCTATGATAGTGTCATCAGCAGTGGTGTCAACTCTGATAAAGTTTTTAGCTTCAGCTGTAGTGACTATCTCTGACCCAGTGACAGAATTTACTTTTGATTGAAAGTGAAAGTCCTGAGGTCTCTCACTCATATAGCCTTTTGTTCTAAATGCCATTATTTAGCTTTTTTAGTGGTTCTCTTTGCTGGAGCTTTTGCCTCTTTAGTTGCTGGCTTTGCCTTAACCTCTTTTGTCACTGGCTTAGCTTTCTCCTCTTTATGCTCTTTTGCTATTCCTTTGGCGATGTAGTGATTGAGTTCTTTCCCAGTAAGTTCAATGATGTCTCCTTCACGTCTCCAGCCTTTTCCTGAAATAACGTCTTTTAAAATTATAACTTTCATAAATAAGTGATTTTCTACAAAGTTAAAAAAAAAGCACCACTCTAAAGTGATGCCTTTTACCAAACTAATTATTACATGAAAAACAAACAAGGGTGTTTCTGCAAATATATGCATTAAACAAAAGAAAACCTATTAAAATACATTTTATTCTTACCCTTTAGAGATGCCCTAAATGATTTCATTTCTCCCTTGTTTGGGAATATAAAAAAGCCATCATAGTAAGCTGAGAACACTGCGAAATAATCAATCTCATTTACAGTGTATATGCTTTTACTGTTTGCTAAAGGAATATTGACTGAATTTTCCCTGTCTGTTGGGACTTTCTCTGATGCCTTGATTTGAATTTTAAATACTCCCTTGCCAGTGTCAACCATACAATCATAAACACTTGTGTGTAATAAAGGCATAGAAACCTCATAACCCCTTTTGATGCATTCAGTGCAAAAGAGATATTCTGCATAGCAGCCTAACTGATTTGGTTTCACATCTTAAAGTTAGTAAAAAAAAACCACCCTATTTCTAGGGTGGCTAAACAAACAATTCATCAGGTGTCTCCACCTACCCTTTCTCACCAGTAAAAGTGAAATAGGATATTACCCACATAAATAATGCATCAATAAGCGCATCATATCTGTAGCCCAAGCTGAATCCCCAAACTATAAAGAGAACGCTTGTAAATACTTTGATTCTTTCTTTTGATATTTTACTAGCCATTGATAATGATGTATTTTGCAATTTCCCAAGCTGTAAAAAATCCAATGAATTGGACAGCTATTAAAATGATAAGCTGGCGACCAGCTCTTTTCAGTTCTACTCGGTTATCCTTATTCATAACCTCTTTTAAAATTTCCCTCATAATTTAAAATTTAAGTTTGTCATTTTTAAGTTTAGTTCCAATCTTATTTAAAAAGCCAATGATTGGTTGTTGGCTGTAGTCGTATTCTTTCCATTTATAGTTTGTGTAACAAGCAGTCACATAGCACTTGTCTAAAGGAATGTCCCTATCATCATTTATGTACTCGTGCTCAACCTTCAAAACAAAGGCGCCATGTCCCCACCTATCAGCAATCCTAGTGAGCAAAAGTTCTTGTCCAGTAGGAATATCATTCCAGCGCCTTTTAACCTCTCCAAGAATCAAAATCTTATCATCGAACTCCAAACAAAAATCAATGTCGCTTGGATGCATTGCTCCATTTTGTACGCCTGTAAAGTCCAAAACTTGTTTGACTTGATTCCTGTTTCTGATTAATGATTCCAATCGCTAAAGTGTTTTGATTATTGATTCTGTTTCTGTTCTGCCTTTTGTTACTTTCCAGCGAACCACAAAAGCGGCAAGTCTGCCTGTTCTTTTGATTTCAAATATAGTCATAATTATTTGTTTTTTGGTTTTATCGCATATATGCCTCAAAGCAGCTTGTTGAACAGAACTGTTTTGTTGTTTCCTTGCCACAAGTAGGGCAAGCACTTTCTTTCTCCTCAATGCTCCTTAAATAGCTCTCAAATGCCTCTTTTGAACACTCCATATTGTTTAAATTAAAAAGGGGGATTTCTCCCCCCTGTTGGGTTTATAATTGTCTTTCTGTTACTACTAATTCTTTAAAGTCAGCAGTTAGTTTTTTTATTTCTTGGTATAAGTCATATCCTGCTGAATTAGTTGAAGTAGAGAAAAATATCCATCCATTGTAGTCTTTTTTACACCCTGCTTTTTTCTTTTTTCTCCAGTCTTTGCCTAACATCAATACTTGTATATGTGAAGCATCTAAGCCTTGCTGTTTATCCCAATTTGAGGATAGTTTTTCTAAATCGTTTCTTAATGTTTGATAATCTGTCATAATTGTTTGTTTTAATTTAGTTTTATATTAAGCTATTTCACGTTGAAAACTTCTAAGTGCATTTCTTGTCATTCTAGCATCTCTAATATCTTTGATTAGCTCAACAACAATATCATTAGCCATTTCACTGTGGTGTCTATATTTCCAGTTTTTGCTTAATGAAAATTCTAACTCGTCAACTTTTCTGTCAGCCTTTCTAATTAATCTCATACTTCTTTCAAATGTTCTCATAATTGTTTGTTTTAATTGTTTTTATCGTTGTCCTGAGTCCACGAGAGCCATTCTCTTAACTCATCAACACTTCAAAGATACAACTTT